CCCTCTCTAACACGACTCTCCGATTGCGCCTCAAGTTTGGCAACAATCCACAGAACATTCGCGCCCGTGATGTAGTGCAGGCGCAAAGGGATGTTGCAGCAGGTGAGCCGGTTGCCTCTGGAACACAGGGCAAGCCGCTTATCAATACTGGGCAAATGCTCAACAGCACGGGATACCGTGTCAGCCAAGGCGATGTGATGGTGCTGAATACTGAAACAGGAAAGTATGAGGCGCGAGACTGATGGATCTGCGCTCACTTGCCAACTCGGTTACTGATACGGTGAACCCGAATATCCTTGTCACCGTGAAGGCATCGACCGGATATGCTATCGGCTCCGGCCTCAAGCAGGTTCCGAGCTATGCCGCTCCCGTTACCGGATTCGCGCAAGTCCAAGCTCTCACCGCTGCCGATCTTCGCCACCTCGACGGCCTGAATATCCAAGGTGCTACCAAGTCAATCATCCTACGCGGCGAATTGAACGCCATTGTGCGCGTCAACTCGCAGGGCGGAGACATTGTGATTATTGGAACGCAGACGTGGCTTACAGTCGCCGTACTAGAGCAATGGCCGCTATGGTCACGCTGCGCAATTCAGCTACAGGATGTGAACTGATGAGCGCCCCGATTCAATACGTGCCCTCAATTGCGTTGGACTCAGTGTTCGATGCGCTCGGCGCGTTCATACAGCCGTTCGTGGGAGCCGCTCAAGTCATCCGCGCTCAGGTGAACCGGGTTGCAATGCCGGTTGGGAGCTTTGTCGAGTTGACTGAGATTTCATCTGTTGATCTTGAAGTTCCTCGCTCCACATACGACGGCGTGAACTTCCAAAGTGACATTATCGGGCCTAAGCGCATAATGATTCAAGCTGACTTTTACGGCGCATCGGCTGGCGACTGGTGCGCGGCGGTCAAGACGGTTTGGCGCACGTCTTACGCAACAGCACAATTTCCCGAAGGTATTGCCCCGCTTTACTGTGACGATGGACGCGAAGTTCCGCTGGTCACGGGCGAGGAGCAGTATGAGCGCAGGTGGGAACTCACAATGAATTTGCAGCATAATCCGATTGTGGTTGTTCCGTTACAGTCGGCAGATACTTTGGAAATGAACACCATCAAAGGTGCAGACGTTTAAGGAGAATTTATGACGATCCCGGCTTCACAAATCGCAAATGTAATTCCAGGCGTCCTCAGTCCTGGCGGCGCGGGTCTGGTAATGAATGGTCTGGTGCTGACAGAGAACGTATTGATGCCAACTGGCACTGTGTCGAGCTTTGCCAGCGCACAATCTGTCTCTGACTTCTTTGGACCGTCATCGGCAGAGTATGCCTATGCGTCTATCTATTTCGCGGGCATGGTGAATGGGACGCAGCTTCCATCGGCGCTTCTGTTCGCTTCCTATAACGGGGCCTCGGCTCGTGCTGCAACATTGACATCGGGTAGCTTCGCTCACTACAGTCTTGCCGAAATGCAGGCTATCACGGGTGTACTTACCTTGACCGTAAACGGTACAGCGATTACATCGGCCTCGATTAGCTTAACGGGTGTGGCAAGTCAAAGTCTGATGGCGGCGGCAATACAAGCGGCTTTCACTACGCCGAATTTCGCGGTATCCTGGAGTTCAGTGTCAAGCCAGTTCGTTTTCACCAGCAACTCCACTGGGCTGCTTTCTACAATCACTTTCGGGACCGGAACGATTGCCGACGATCTTCTGACCACAGCAGCAGCGGGCGCGGTTCTTTCGCAGGGTGCCGATGTTGATACTCCATCCGTTGCCATGACAAGGGTGTGGGGACTTTCGCAGAACTGGGCTACGATGGTGACTTTATTTGAGCCGGACCTTGCTGACAAGAAACTGTTCGCTGCATGGTTCAGCGATCAGGATGATGAGGTTCTATGGGAGTGCTGGGATTCTGACGTTCAGGCCAGCGTCCAAGGTGCCACTGAACCGTTTGGTGTTTGGGCCATAGCAAATCACGTCAATGGAGTGATGTGCATCGGCGGCGACCCTGCGATTGGTTCGCTTGCCCCTCTGGTGCTTAATGTTGCGGCCTTCGTACAGGGCATGATTGCGTCCATCAATTTCTCGCAGACCAATGGGCGCATCACACTGGCTGGAAAGTCTGCGCAGTCTGCTGCTGTTCTCCCGGCGTGCGCAAATCTCCAGACCTATCAGAACCTGTTGGCGAATGGTTACAGTTGCTACGGGGCATTTGCATCACGCAACGCGGGTTTTACGTTCTTCTCGAATGGCAATATGCCGGGGAGCTTCCCGTGGGCTGACCAGTACATCGATCAAATCTGGTTGAGCGCACAGCTTCAGCTTGCTCTGCTCAACCTGTACACGACAGTCAATGACATTCCCTATGACCCGACCGGATATGGACTTATTCGCGCATCGCTGGTGGGGCAAGCAACCGCGAACGGCAATGTGACGTATGACGGCCCAATCAATAACGCGCTCAACAATGGCGTCATTCAGACGGGCGTGAGTCTTTCTTCGGCGCAGGCGGCTGAGGTCAACAACGCCGCCGGTGCAAGCGTGGCTGGAACGATTCAGTCCAACGGCTACTACTTGCAGATTCTCGATCCGGGGGCGGCTGCGAGGAACGCAAGGCAAACTCCGATAATTTCGCTCTATTACACGGATGGTGGGAGTGTGCAAACTTTCAGCATGTCGAGTGTGGATATTTTGTAAATCTGTTTTCAAGGGGTGAAGTATGGGCGGATTCCTAAATGTTCTGACAGGCGGAGCGAGTACAATCACTTCCGCAAATTCGGTATTCACTATCACCGTGGCGGGCCTGTTGCCTACGCCTGTGCAGTTGCAGGGATACTCGGCTGACAAGGCATGGGATACCGCCGCTGTTGTCGTCACCGAGACGCAGATTGGCGTGGATGGGCGCAAGACGGCGGGCTTGGTATTCAACGCCATCAAGCAGACCATATCCTTTCAAGCCGACTCCCCCAGCGTGAAATACTTCGAGGCTATCTATGCCGCCCAGCTTGCAATGCGTGACGTGCTGTATCTAAGCGCCGTCATTCTGTTGCCCGCAACCGGCGAAGCCTACGTTTGCAATAAGGGAACACTGGAGGATTACAACGCTGTTCCGTCAGCCGGGAAGGTACTCACCCCCCGCGAGTTCTCTATCAATTGGGGTTCTATTATCCCGTCCATCGTGTAAGTGAGGTAAGGAGATCATGCGCAAAACATCGACGTACACGGTAGACTCGGAGGGCAGAGACAAGGGAAAATCTTTTCTGCTCACTGAAATGCCAGCGACGAAAGCTGAGGATTGGGCAATCCGTGTGATGCTTGCTCTTGGAGCGGCTAACGTGGAGATTCCCGACGGAGCTTTAGAGTTGGGCATGGCGGCGCTTGCAGAAATCGGTCTCAAGAAACTGTTCGCCATTTCCTCTACTGCAATCAGGCCGCTACTCGCCGAATTGATGGAGTGCGTTGAGTTTGTTCCGAATCTCCAGAAGCCGCAGGTCAAGGTAGGATATCCGCTTTTTGAGAGTCAAGTCGAGGAAGTAAAAACACTGCTCACACTCAAGTGGGAGGTCCTGAAACTTCACCTGGATTTTTCTCTTGCCGCCGGCCTCTCGGAATCGCTCGGCACCACGCTGGGGGCGCTAAAGCACAAGCCGGGTACGCGAATGTCCCCAAGATCATCGGGGTCATAGTTGGGCGGAGATTGGCGACGCTACATGAATTGCAAACGATCTACGGCGAGGAGGATGCCCATAATCTTCTTGAGATTTGCGCCGTAGATTCAGCGAACGAGAGGGAATAGGCCATGCCCACGAAAGGTTACATCTACCTAATTCGTAACCTTCTCAACGGGAAAGCCTATATTGGCAAGACTGAGAAATCTGTATCACTCCGATTTTCGCAACATAAAACACAATCTAAAATCGGGTCTGCCTATGCGCTCCATGCCGCAATGCGTAAATATGGCGTCCACAATTTCTCTAAGGGAAGAAAGCGCCCCGCGTTTTCAGATGAATGGAAAGCTCGCATATCTGCGGGCAAAAATAGGCAATATGCGCAGATGAGAAAAGAGGCTCAATTTGCCCACATTAATTGACAGCCTCATAGTATCACTTTCGCTCGACACGAAGGATGTAGATGCGAAGGCTCCCGGCGTTCGCCAGAAACTTAAAGACCTTGAAAAAAGCGGAGACTCGGCCAGCAAGGGAATCAGCGGAATCTCCAAGGCATCTAAGGGCACAGGGGAGGAACTTACCTCTCTTGCCGGGAAGATGGCCGCGTTCCTTGCGTTGATTGGCGGAACTGTTGCATTGCGCCAGTTCACGATGCAAGCGATTGCAACAAACACACAGCTTGGTTTTCTCTCGAAAAATCTAAACATCCCCGTGCAGGCATTGTCAGCGTGGGGAATCGCCTCTACGATGGTGGGCGGGTCTGCACAAGAGATGCAGGGATACATTGCTCATCTGGCAACCGAAAGCCTGAATCTTTCAAATGGCCTTGGTTCTTCGCTCATTCCAATCTTAGGGAAGATGGGCGTTGCCATGATCGACAGCAAGGGTAAAGCTCGGTCTGCCCTTGATGAACTTCAAGACATGGCGAAGTGGGCGCAGGGAAAGAACCGCGAACAGGTGTTTGCATGGTTCCAACAGGCCGGTATGCCTACTGGAGTTGCCAATCTTCTTTTCGAGAACCCCCGTCAATTTGCGGCGATGTTAGAGCAGGCGCGAAAGCTCTCTCCCACGAATCAGAATGTTTCCAGTGCCGCGCAGATGACTATGCAGCTTGCGCTTCTCCATGCGCAGTTCAATAAGCTGGGGTACGAACTCCTCGAAACCGTTACGCCGATTTTGGAGAAATTCTTTGCTTTGTTAGAGGGTGGGCTGAATTGGTGCCTTGCCCATCAAACCGCGGTAGCGGCCTTCATGGCGGCGCTTGCGGCTGGAATCGGAGCGGTGAGTGTGGCGATGGGGGTATTATTCCTTTCCACGATTGAAATCTCAGGCCCCATCCTGCTCGTTGTAGCGGCCATAGCAGCCCTCGCAGCGGCTTTTACGGGCCTTACCTTGGATTACTCTTCCTGGAGCCATGGCGGGGCCAGCCTGTTCGATTGGAGCCAGTTTGAGAGCAACATCCGCAAGGCGGGAGACGCTTTCAAATGGCTGGGGGACAGAATCGAGGATGCGACAGAACGATTTGAGAACTGGTTGCGTTCCCAGGGGGTCAACGTACCCGAAGGAGCGGTTAAAAAGGGGTTGAAGTGGTGGTGGAATAACATGACTCTATGGGGAGAGGCGGGGGTCAAGGTTAATGGCGTATCGGACGAGACTCGCGCACGTGGGCAAAAGATAGCCAATGCTGAAGGGTTCTATGCGAAGGGTGAAAGTCCAAACATCCCACAAGAGGCCCATAACCCCGGAGATATTGAGTACGGGAAGTTCGCCGTTGACCATGGAGCGACTGGATACAAAACCGCACAGGGCGGAAAGCAGATTGCCGTATTTCCCGACGAAGGGACCGGGTGGAGTGCGATGTACGCACTTCTACAGAGCAAGTCTTATGCCGGATTGAACGATGCGCAAACGCTAAGTAAATGGCAGACGGGAAAAGTATCAGGAGCCGCGAATCCTAGCCCGGTTATCGGGATTCCTTCAGCATCTTCGACGCTCCGTGGACCTTTCCCGACAGCGGGATCGCAGGTTTCGTCGATTGACAGGAGCGTAACAAACCATTTTGGACATATCGACATCCACACCCTGGCGACAGACGCTCAAAGTATCTGGAAGGATATGAGCCGGAATATGGATTGGCTGACAGTGAGTCCAGCCAATTCGGGGTCACTGTGATGCCTACTATACCCTATCCCGATGTCCCAAATTATCCCGGTGTGCCGTCCATTCCGCGTACATCGGCGGGAAGTCCATCGATCAACATAAGTTTGGCTTCAAACCAGCCTTTAGTCATTTCATCGCAGGATCCGATATGGGGGATATTTTCAGCTACAGACAATTCTCCATTGTTTACGCCGAGCGAAGGCGGATCGCTTTCAACTTATTCTTTTGATTACTCTCGACAGAGTACCGTTTCTACGTTCCCGGTTGAGACTGGTTCATTCACTAGTTATGACAAGATTTGGACCCCAGCTAACCCAGTTGTGACTCTCGCATTTAGCGGAAGCATATCGGATAAATCGAGCCTGTTGGATGCTCTGGAAACTGCTTGTCTTGGAACGTCTTTATGGAATGTGTTTACTCCCGACACGGAGTACGACGGCTACACCATCGCACGATATTCATACCGGAGAATGTCGAACAAGGGAGCGACAATGCTCTTGATTGACGTGATGCTGGAAGAGGTAAAGCAGGTCACTCTATCGTATGCAAACACGCCTGGAAGTGTAGCTCCGGTCCCATCGTCCGCGACTCCCGGAAAGAAGAATGTGACACCAACGCCGCAATCACCATCCGCCGCGCCTGCAACAAGCAGTGGGCAGGTACAACCCTCCACTCCATCTTCAGGAACGTTACACCAAGCAGCAACATGGATCAAAGGTGTATTAGGGATAAGTGATTGATGCAACAAATAAACCTCCAATCCGTTCCCTCTCAGCAACTTCAAGTAGTCTTAGATGGGCAGAACTGCGTTATTTCTATTTACGTCAAGAATCAGTGTATGTTCTGTGATCTTTCGGTTGGCGGGACGCAGATAGCTTATGCCGTGCAGTGCAAGAATCTAGTGTCGCTTGTGCCTACTGCGTACCTTGGATTCGCCGGATGGTTGCTATTCTTCGATACGCAAGGAACAAACGACCCTATCTACACTGGCCTAGGGACGCGCTGGGTATTACTCTTTTTGGACTCAGCAGACGAGGTGACTTATGGGATCACCTAGTTCCTCTTTTGCGAACCAGAAGCAGTTGCAGGTCACTATCACGCTTGGCGGCGCAAACACGTTCTCTTCAGGGAAAAACTCTCTGACCATTCTTGGACTCAGGGCAAGTGTGAACATCGACATGGGCGGCGGCTACATGGGCGGAACTCTCCGCGCTCGGATATTTGGACTGAGCCAAAGCGATATGAACGCTATGACCTATCTTGCGTGGATGCCGCAACCCCAATTAGGTCCGCCGAATACAATTACCGTTAATGCTATCGACGGGCAGCAATCGACGCTGGTATTTACGGGATTGATCGTGCAAGCATTTGGAAATTATCAGGCGATGCCAGAAGTGTTCATCGATATTCAGGCAACCGCGACTCAGGCCGCGCAACTTCTCCCGGTTTCTCCGCTCAGTATTGCAAGCAACACCACAGTCGCTACGGTGATGGGACAGTTGGCGAAACAAATGGGGTTTGCGTTTGAGAATAACGGTGTGAACGTGACTATCCCCAAGGGAACATATCAGGGGAACACTGCTTTCTTTCAGGCTCAGAGTTTGATGCAAGCGTACAATTTCGAGATGTACATCGACAAGAAAATTCTGGCAATTTGCCCTCGCGGAGCAGCGCGGATCACTCCTCTCATTCCTTTAATATCGCCTGAAACCGGATTGATTGGGTATCCGTATTTCAACATGATGGGGCTGGTTTTCGACACCAAGTTCAACCCTAATATCTTGTTTGGAGGAACGGTACAAATCCAATCTACAGTGACCCCGGCAAATGGGGCATGGCAGGTAATCAACATCTCGCACACACTTGAATGCGTCATACCGGGAGGCCGGTGGCAGTCCACAGTGAACTGCAATAAAACAGGCGTTGCGGGGGCTGCGGCATGAGTTCATTCAATCCTCTTGGAATGTTACGCCCCGCAACCCTTTGGGGGGTCTATAACAATATCCGTTTTGTCATAGAGCAAGCTCTTGCAAACGTGCAGACTGCGACAATCGTCAAAGTCGTTGCTTGCTCAAACAGTGGCGGAATATCTCCAGTAGGAACAGTCGATGTACAGATTTTAGCGAATCAGGTAAGCATCGGCGCGGGCGGGCAGATGGTAGGCACTCCGCACCTGACGATGTACGGACTTCCATACCTGCGAGTTCAAGGTGGAGCGAACGCAATCATTATCGATCCACAACCAGGAGACATTGGGATTGCAGTTTTCGCCAGCCGGGACATCACGAACGTCAAAAGCACGAAAGCCCAAGCGAACCCCGGTAGTTTCAGGACACATGACTTCGCGGACGGGATGTATCTGGGCGGTCTGTTAAATGGAATCCCTGTTCAGTACGTCCAGTTTGGCTCAGGAGGCGTCACAATCGTCTCCCCTGACACTATCACCCTCCAGGCTCCCAACATCGTTCTACAGGGCGCTGTGGCCCAAGGCGGGGGCAATGTGACCATGGCGGAAGATCTGACAGTGGGCGGTGACGTTGTGGCTGATCTCACAGGCAGCACATTTGATGGAATCCCGTTTGCAACGCACAAACACATAGGGGTAACATCAGGTAGTTCAAATACTGGAGGACCAATCGCATGAGTTCGCCAGCCAATACGCTGCTTTTGGACAATTCAGCCTGGGATTTAGTTCTCGACTCCAATGGGTCGATTGCGCTTGCCGCCCCGCCCTACGCCGTCGCGCAGGATGTGGCGAGTGCGTGCCGTCTATTCCAGGGCGAGCTTTGGTACGACACGACACAGGGCGTTCCATATTGGCAACAGTTTTTAGGCCAGAATCCAACCACTTCGCAGATCGCGTCGGCATTCAACGCGGCGGCTCTCAAGGTCCCCGGCGTAGTCACAGCAAACACTGTCATTACCTCAATTGCGGGCCGTGAGGTCAGCGGACAGATTCAGTTTTCAACCAGCGACGGAACTAGCACAACGGTAAACTTATCATGAGCACAAGCGTACCTCCGATTCAATGGCTCACGACCGGCGTCGTACTCCCCACTGATGCGGCGATCCTTGCGGGGGAGCAGGCGGACATAGACACAGCCTTTGGCGGTGGCGTCAATCCCTCTCTCTCTACTCCACAGGGCCAGATTGCATCTAGCAATGCGGCGATCATCGCAGACAAGAACAGCGCCATTGCCTACGTTGCAAACCAGGTGGACCCGCAATATGCTGAGGGGCGTTTCCAAGACGCGATAGGGCGTATCTACTTTATGACGCGGAACCCGGCCAGCTCGACCGTTGTCATTGCGACAATCGGCGGCTTGCCGGGAACCTATATCCCCGCTGGAGTTCTTGCGCTGGATACCTCACAGAACGTCTATCAGCTTCTAGGGGCGGTCACAATTGGCTTGAGCGGAACGATACCCGCAGAATTCGCAAACGTTGCAACAGGGCCGATCCCATGCTCAGCGGAGAGCCTCACACAGCTTTACCAGACTGTGCCGGGATGGGATACGGTAACGAACGCGGGAGCGGGGATCATCGGCTCAGACGTGGAGAGTTCGCAAGCGTTTGAACTTCGCCGTCAAAACTCCGTCGCGCTCAACAGCCATGGGACGACAGATGCCATTTTCGCCAACGTCTATGCCGTCGCGGGCGTTCTCGACTGCTATGTGATTGACAACCCTTCAGGGAACACGGTGGACTATGGATCGACAAATTACCCCCTTGCCCCGCACTCGATTTATGTTGCGGTCGTTGGCGGCTCGGCCAGCGCAATCGCACAAGCAATCTGGAACGCAAAAGACGGCGGCTGCAACTACAACGGGAACACGACAGAAACCGTCTACGATACCCGATACGCAGCCCCGCAGCCAGCCTACCCGGTGACGTTCAACATCCCAACGGGCACGCCTGTATATTTCGCAGTCACCGTCACCAATGCCGCATCGTTGCCGTCAGACTATGCGACGCTGATTAAGAACGCGATTGTCGCTCAGTTTAACGGAGAGAACGGCAACACGCCTGCCGGAATTGCTTCAATGATTCTGGCGCTGAGTTACACGGGAGCCATATTTGCAGCGGTTCCCGGCGTGTCTCTTGTCAGCATCCTTGTGGGCCTCTCTGGCCCCGCTACGCTTAACGATGTGACAATGGGGATTGACCAGGCTCCCACTCTTGACGTGTCGAATATCATGGTGGGGAGCGTGTAGCTTTGGAAAATGTTCTCCAAACCGTTGTGTCGCAATGGGGGAATAGCCCAACCATCCTTGCGCTCATCGAATCTTTTAACGCGGCGGTCGATCCCTCTGCTGACATTGACAACTTCCTTACTCACGTTTGGCAGGTAGATACAGCCCAAGGTTTTGGGCTTGATATATGGGGGCGCGTGGTTGGCGTTTCAAGAATCATCCCAACGAATCCCGCAACGGTTCTGACCGATGCGCAGTATTTGGAGTTGATTCTGCTCAAAGCTCTGAGCAACATTTCGCGGGCAAGCTCCTATTCCATCAACACCTTGCTCATGGATTGGATGGCAGGGCGCGGACGGGCATACGTCAACGACTTAGGAAACATGGAAATCCGGTATATGTTTGAGTTTGTTCTAGCGCCGTTCGAGATTGATATTATTACTCAGAGCGGTATTTTCTTGCGACCAGCGGGCGTGGGCGGATGGATGGTTAACACCGCTCTCCCGGTTTTCGGGTTCAAGGGGATGACGGACGGAGCGGCACCGTTTGGGCAAGCGCCGTTCATGGGCGATGGAAATCCATTTGCTGTAGCGTGAGGGAACAATGCAACTGAGCCAAGTACCAGTACAAATTGTTGAGGCCTGGGCAACGTCGGGGAGCAAGACAAACCCGATCCCCGTTCCGTCTCAAGTGGGAATTACCCCCGGCGCGGCCTCGTGGACTGACGGGTTCCCTCCGCTTTGCGACACCCCGCTTGTATCGGGCGGCATCCCGCCTTCAATGCAGGATACGAATGGCGCGTTGTATCAGATGTCAGCCGTGGACGTTTGGATGTGCGCGGGTGGTAGTTTCCCGTACAACTCTGCTTTCCAAACAGCTATCGGAGGCTATCCAAAGGGCGCTCGTGTTCTCATGGCTAGTGGCAACGGCTACTGGGTAAGCACGACAGATAACAACGTGACCGACCCGGATACAGGCGGCGCGGGATGGGCCAGCGCAGATGAGAACGCGATCACGGCGCTCACCGGGCCGGTAACGGCGACAGGACCGGGCAGTGCTGCCGCTACGATCACACCAACGGGGGTCACGGCGGGAAGCTACACCGGGGCCAATATCACAGTGAACGCGGCAGGGCAGGTAACGGCGGCGGCGAACGGTGGAAGCGGATTCAACTGCGTTCGCACCTCGAAGACTGGAACATACGTAACAGGTACTACCTACACGAACAGCACCGGGGCTGCTGTGTTTGAAGAAGTCACGATGGCCGGACCGGGTGAAGGCGCATCTGGTGAGGATTTC